CCGCCTTTACCGCCCAAACCTGGAATACCGCCGCCTTTACCACCTCCGCCCCCGCTGCCGTTGCCTGGTACGATAGTCAGGTATTCCCTATGTTGTAAAAAATATAGCATAACTTATCCCCTAAGCGTGTCCGCCATCATTCTGTAAATCATTGAGACTTTTCTGTAAGTGTAGCTCCCGAAGCTCTGTTGTACCAGTTACTTTTACCGACCACTCAATGCCGCGCTTCTTGCGCTTAATCATCACAGCCCCCGCATGGCGCACGCGGCGCGTGTAATATTCGTCGCCATCACAATAAAGCGTAAGCGTAACATCCGCGCCGTCGTTGAGAATTTGCGTCATGTATTTACGGAGCGCAGGATGGGCGTCAAAAAATATAGAATCCGACAAATCACAATGCAGTTTTTTCCACATTTCATATTGTGTAATAGCCGCCATGACACCGCGACTATAAAATGGGATGTTATCTCCTACAATTTTAAATACAGTAGGAAACCAATTAGCTGCATTAACTTCAATACTAGACCACCATGTATAACGCAAATAACCTGTACCTGCACCCCACTTATAAACTTCCACCCCTATGAGCATGAACATATCCATGTCGGGTGTGGCGTACGCCGACTTAACCGTGAGTGATAGGCGACTCAATGACGGTGTGCGTCGTTTATCCGTGGTGGGTAATACTAGCAACAGTCCTGCACGAACACCATCGCGCTTGGTGTACCAAATAAAAATGCGCTGGTCGTAGCCTGTGATACGCATAGACGTTGGGACAAACCGCGCCCACTCGCGCTCAGTCATATATTCTTCGGTTACAAGATTAACCTTTGCGCCATCAATACCAACAAGCCCCGCTGTTGATGCGTAATAGACCACGCCGTTCTGCACACCCCAAGCGAATGGAGACACCGCTGGATAATAGAACTCCAACTCTTTGATTTGCGTTTGTCCATCATCGCGGATTTCCCCTGCATAGGGGTAGCCTTTGGTTGCGATGGCAATGTCATAGTGGGTGTTGCCCTCAACCAGCGTTGTATGACTGGCAATAAACTGAATAGGATATTGGAGCGTTACGCGGGTCTCAGGCTTATACGCGTGCGGCAGCCGTGGTTCAGATACCCAAAACTGGTCGCCCGACCATACCACCGTTTGCATATTGCGAGCGAGGGCTATACCGTCTAGGCATTCACTTGGGGGCAGGTGGTCCTCGGTAGGCAGCACTTCGCCAAGCGCGTTCGGACAGACATCATCAATAAACGTCTTGTCCTCAATAACATCCTCGTCCACATACAGCCACACGGTCTCGCCGTTGCTGGTGGTCGCGCTACGATAATAGCGCCGCTTGATTGCGTTGTCGGGAGGCATGTTGGTATCTACCACGATTGCGCCATCGCCGTTTTTGATGTCAATCAAATTTGATACTGGGCTAGGAGCGCTCTCCTCCCCGCATTCATTGACGTATGTTATACGGTAGCCACGCAGTTCAGGCGCGTCGGCGAATTCGTCGCAGTCCTCAGGTTCGGCGCATCTCGCCGCCCATTCAGACTTACAGCCCTGTCCTTTTGCCACGGCAGCAGTAGGAGCTTCCTTAGGCGGATAGATACCAACTTTCGTAGCCCCTGTTCCTGCGTCCACCATGCGTGGCGACAGCCGCCATAACTGCCCGTCGCGCACGAAAAGAATAGTCCCCTTACCTGCACTCTCGCGTGGGTCAATAACCCAATGGGTATCAACAGGAAAACNGGTTGCCCCCGCTCATTTACCACATATTGCTGGAACTGCGGAGCACGATGGGGGCGTAACAGCCCCCCATACAAATCTACATTCTCCGCGAACTGCGCGTGTTTTTGCGACAGCCCTTGTGGTTTAAGTTTGGGGATTTCGCCATCAAAATCTAAAAACCTCATTAGAACCAACCTACCTCTACGACACCGCCGTTGTAAACGAGTTCTACCACCGTCTCAACGCCTGTGTTTGGATTGTCAATACCAATCGTGCCATTAGCAGGAATGGAAAACCGAGAACCTAAAATGCGCCCCTCGGTGCGGAGGTAAACTTCCGCCCCCGCAGGGCCGCTGACGATAACTTTGCCATTGCGATAAATCATACCGAACGAGGCTGTGTGCCCAATAGGACCGCGCGGACCGATGGTGCTGCCTGCGTCTACTTTCGCTCCATCGGAAAGATTAACAATCAAATGTCCATCGCTATCAATATTCAAGTCTGTGATGCCCGTACCTGCGCGAGGTTTCCAAGTTCCCAGCGATTTCGTACCACCATCAGGAGTAATAATAAACAACTCAAACGTACCATCCTCGTGTTCAGACATCTGAATCTTACCCGCGTCGTCGCCTTGTGGACCTGTCGGGCCTGCTGGACCTTGTGGACCTGTATCGCCTTTTTCCCCGCGTGGGCCTTGTGCGGCAACCACCGTACCGATGGTATGCGAATTCCCCTTGCTGTCCGTCCAGCGTAAGGTGTTGTGTTCGTCGATGGAGATGCCTGTGATGCTGATACCATCCGCGCCGTTGCGTCCCGCTGGACCTTGTGGCCCGCGCCGACCCTCGCCTGATTTATTCTGCCCCGAACCGCAGCCACAATCGCTGTCCGTCGCCAGCTTATTACAATCAAGGCTCAGAGTATTCGTCTCGCAGTCGTACTCCAACGGCGACTTGACGTTGATACCAATCTCGCGGGCAATGGCTTGGATGTACTCGCGGCTGGTGTAATCATAGCTTACACGCGCATTGCTGTTGATACATTCACAGCCGTTGCCGCGCTCCACGGTTAGTACGTCGCCCGCACGGGCAGTAACACGCATTTGTTCACAGCAGCCATCGCAACCCTCAACCATCACAAAGAAAAACTGGTCGCCCACAAGCTCAGGAAAATACGCGCCATGCCCTTTCATTAAGTGGATGGTGGTGTCTCCAAGGCGCACGGGTTCTGATAAATAACCGTAGCCCTGCAAAGAACAGGGCAGGGTTTGTAGTCGCGCAGGGCAGGTGTTCATGGTTGTTGCTCCAATCTGTGTGCCAGCAGTTCGTCAAACACCGACTTCGTGAACTCAGACTGCACGCAGCTACCGAAAGAAAACGATGTAGCTACGGTGTCATGTTGCCCACGCTCAATCGCCAACGTGATAGTTGAAGCAGGTTGAAGCTCTGCGGTGTGGGTGTATTTAACCACTTCCAAGATGCTATGCAGCCGCAGGACCAAATAGATGTGGTCGCCGATAGGTAGGCGGTTCAAACGTTCGCGCAACCCACGCACGGGCTGCAATTTCATAACAAGGTCCGTAGACTTCAACGGCGCAAGCAGGCGAGTGTCCACAAAATCGACATGGTTTACCGACATTTTTTCTCTCCATCAACGGCTGTAATTCTACCATCCTCGCCAATCGTGATGCAGGTGTTGCAATCCAAACAGTACACGCCAGCGTCCACCGTGGTCGGCGCTGTGCCGAGAACACATTGGCGAGAGAACTCGCATAGCTGCGCGGGATTCCACTCAACCTCAATGCAGCTCTCAACCGCCCACGTTTGCGCTTGGGTATTGTCCTGTCCGCGCACCACATGGAGTACGTCGCCTTTCACGGCGAGAACTTTGACGTGCTCGTACTTTCCGTGGCTGCGGATGGTGGCATAGAAATAATCCGTCTCAGGTACACGGAAACGAAGCCCCTCCCCAAAACGCACATAAATCTCGGTGGCTTCGGTAGAAAGGGCTTTGGATAATTTGCTGTGGCTAGACCACTTACTTACATTGATTGCCATTGCATTCCTCACAGTTGCCTAGCGGCTGTTCAATTTCTATATCGGGTGTAGGCACGCAGCCTACACAACAATGTGCTGGCGCGTGGCAAGGCGCGGTGTCCAACTCTACGCTTACTGTATTCATTTTCGCCCAGCACTTGCGTTTTCTAAACAACCAAGTGTAGCAAGATACACCATTCAAATATAAATCTGCTTCGTAATAACCAGCCTCTAATTCACGGAAACAATCAGACCACACGAAGCATACGTTCCCCTCTCGGTCTGCGCGTATAGGGCACTCCGTTGTCAATACGCGACACAACCCGCGCTTGCGGACTTTTAACTCAATGCAGTAAATCTGTGCTGGAACTTTAACAGGTTCACAACCGATGTACTGGTGCAAGGAGAAACAGCGCTCGTATTCCTCATCACTCAGGCACACAGCGTCTTGGACGCGTACTTTCGGTGGGCACTTAGGTTCACAAGGGTTATTACATGGGGGGCAAATATCCACACAGCCGAAGTCAGGCGGCGGAGCAAAGCAACCTAAATCATCGTCGCACGTCGGGCGAAACTTGTAACGTTCTGCCATCACGCCTCCTTAAATAAAGCAGCCGCCGTTCATATACAACGGGCGGTTGGTGTGGTTTTGCGATTCCTCCGCCCCAGCGTTCTTGATAGCCGTGCGGAACTCTTGGAGATAGAAACGCGCCATCTGCGCGGACTGGGTGTCGTTATCCGTTGGGATTAAATATAACTCTGCAAGTGCGCCCGCGAGCAACGCGTCGGCATATTTACCAATGAAGTGCTGGGGCAATTCGCAGTCTTTGCCATTTGGACACCACGAATAATTAACACAATATTTACCATGCGCTAACGACACACAGTCAGCGAGCGTCAAGCTGGGCAGCGAATAAGACAACTCCACCCAGTAGCCTGAACCGAAGCGGTGCGGCGCAGGGTGTATCGCCCGCCACGAGCTATCAAGCAACGGATGCTGTTCAGGATGGCTGCAACTGTAAACGCCTTTGACCTGAACAATGGTCCGCCCATCAGGAACGTCAATCAGGTAATCGTTCATACCACATTCCGCGTCAATATACGCGTCGTCTTTCAGCAGATGTGTTTCGCGGAAAAACTTACGGGCGCTTTTCTGAATAGCGTTCTCCACATAATTAGTGGGCATATTAGGGAATGTGATAAGCACTTGGCTTTTCAGCTCGTCAAACCAATTCATTTAGTTGCCCCCATGCGGGTTTCGGGCATACGCGTATTTGCGTATCGGTTATTCATGTGGCGGGAATCAATACCTAACAAGGTAAAGGCAGAGTTCAAATGTGCGGCGCTGCGGTCGCGGCTGGGCACACTCTCGGTGTCCACGCCGTAAGCGTAATACAACATCAATTCAAAAATCGCTGGGCGAAGTTGTGAACCCAAATCTACTTCGCTGTCTAGGTTGTCCACGACAGGTGGTACGAAACATACAATCTCTAACGAGGCGTTAGCGCCTGCGGGAACTGGTGGTTCGACGTACAGGGTATTAGGGTCGTTCTCATCGTAATACCAGCTTTCAACTTTGTAATTCTGAGCGTCGGTCTTGGCGTAACAATCAGGGCAGCCTACTTTACCCCGCAGGTGCATACCATCCATAGAAGCTCGGCGGGGAAAACTGGTAATTGCACCCGAAGCATCCGACTGCCCCAAAACGCGTGTCATGTCATGGCAGCGTTCTGGGGTAGTTTGCAGGATGCCCTCAACCAACGGGAGCGAAACTCTTTTGTTAAACTTGTCCTTTTGTGTGGACGCAACAATCTCAACTGCCAGCCTGAAATAAGAAAGCAGGTCGTCCTCACTCCAATGCTCAAACGGAGCGTCAGGGTCTTGGTCCACCAAATAAGTGCTCACTTCATTTACTAGCTGGCGTGCTGAAATCATTTTTTACCTTTTGTCATACCAACTTCGCGGAGCGCAGCTTGCGCTGCTTCGGCGACAGAAACACCCGTCGCGGCTTTACCAACTTCTTTGCGGTCGGCTGCGGCAGCTTCTACAATCTGTGCCTCGACTTCCAATGACGGAGTAGCAGGTGTGGGGTCTGAGCCGTCGGGGTTCAGCCCTTGTGCTACATAAAAACGCGCGTTCGCCGCTTCAACTTCCTCTTGCGTGAACAATGGCGTGAGCAGACTGTCGCGGGCATATTCGGAGAGCTTGACATTGAGCGGGGGCAGGGAAACAAAGCCCGAAGCATCAACGAAAGCAATAGGTTGTCTTGACATATTGACCTCTACATATTATTGGGGTAAGGAATTCTAACATAAGAAAAACCGCCCTGCACGTTTTACAACGCATAGAGCGGTTATCATGGAAGCTATTAGCGACACTCAGGTTCAGGGTATTCGCTCTCACATTCAACAGCCGCACAAGAGCAGCCGCGAACATCAAGGAAATCTACCACTTCAACGAATGCTGTCAAGCAGCCAGCGGATAAACCGTTAGCCGCTACAACAGTCATGCGAATAGAACCGTTGTTGCCCAAGTAAGCACCGTTGCTTGTGATTGCCGTAGCTGGCGAATCGGCTTTGGTAATCTTACCATCGTCGTTGGTGTCTTTTTTGGTGGATTGTTTTGCTGATGCAGTCGCGCCAAATTCCAACACGGTACGACCAATCACAGACAAATCAATCTCGTCTGTCTCGGCTACCAAATTTTCGCCGTCATACAAACCGAACTTAACTTTGGCAGGAGTAGTAACCTTGTGGGTTGTATCGTCTTTGTCGCCTGTGGCTTTCTTATTGTGGATAACCAGCGCATCAACGCGGCTGTCCGCGCTCAGCAAATGGGTGTGTACCACATCGCCGTCGGCAAAAGGGGCTTCCATTTCACGGAAGCGAACCCACTCATCCAAGCCGCCATCGTATTCCCACGGCAACACGAAGTGTTTGTTGGGCAAGTGCCCAGCATAGCGCACCTGTGCGCTTTGACTGTCGGCGATACNGCCGCCGTAAAAGAGTTTATATACTGTCATGATTCACGTCCTTACACAGAGAAGTCCAAAGTTGCATACAGGGTTGTAATCGCTTCGGGGTACAACACTTTGAAATCGTACACATTCAGAGTTTGCCAGTATTCGCCGAAGTGGTTGGCAACCTTATCAACGTGGCGGTTCTCTGTAATCTGCATTACGAAGCCTGTGGCATCTTTGCGCCCCGCGAAAATGGTGTAAGCAATGCGGCCATTTTCATTGCGCTGTGGCATATTGTTGGAGAACAGAATCTCGAAGCCCAACACATTAGGAATCTTAGTGCCCAAGATAATTGATTGGGTGCTGCCGCTCGCACAAGCGTTAGACAGGATAGGGTTCGCAAAGAACAAGTCCATTGCTTCAATCGGCAATACCACATACAAACCGTTGGTGTCCACGTTTTGTTCAGCCAACACGGTACGCATTTGCGACAGGTAGCGGATGATGTTATCTTTTGTCATAACAACAGGTGCACCTGCTGCGCCGAAGTCAAAAGCGTGCGAACGTTTACCAGCTTTGCGACCACGGTTACAAGCAGCAGCCTGCAATGGCAATTCCAACAAAACTTCGCTGTCGATGTACTCAGCCAGCTTGCGGGTTACATCGTCTTGGTATTCTTTCAACAAAGCGGGTAGACCATCAATTTGTTTACGGTCAATCGCATCCAGCTTCAAGTTAGAATACTTGGCGCGATTCACATTCATTGTGATGGTAGAAGTATAAAGGTGGCTAACCTCTAACTCTTGGTTCTTTTGGTAATCAAAGATTTCCGCTTCGGGCGCACGACGGAATACCACCTCGTCGCCTTTCTGACGGATTTCTTTGGGGACAATATCTTGGCTCGTGATTGAGCCGCTGATTGTCATCATGTGGAAGCGTTTTAAGAACCCAGCAGCATACGCAGGTTGGGTCAAAGCCGACACTAACTGTGTATAACCACTTGCCGCAGGGAGTAAAGGTTTTCTTGCTGTTGGCATAATTTACCTCATAATCAAAAAGAAAGTTAATCCATTACGGCAGTTCCATTGATAAGCGCAGAACTCCACGCATCATCAATTTGTCGGAAACGCTCATAGGACATCTTACCATTGGAGTAGGCTTCAAGGGCGTTACTGTACGTTGAGAACTTAACGCCCTTTTTAACGCCAGGCTGGGCGGCGGTAGCCTGTTGCGTAGGTGTCATAGTATGCCCGCGACCTGGTGCGGCATACTGCTGAATCTGTTGTTGGTTCGTGGGTTTGAAACCTGAAAGCAAATCAACCAGCGCGTCAATGTTGCCAACGGCTTCGGCTTGCTGAATCAGCGTGCCACGAGTTAAACCACCTGTACCTGGTACGACTTCTTTGTAATACTTAGCGTAGGCTGGTGTTTGTACGGCGGCTGCCAACCACGGTAAACGTGCTGACAGGTTTTGCTGGAATGCTGACTGCTTCTGCGCTTCAAGGTTAGCCTGCTGTTGCTGCACCGTTTCTTGGAGCGGCTGCACCGTTTCTTGGAGGCGTTGTGCCATCGGGTCAAGGCGGGCGGTTTCCATCTTGCGGGCAATCTCAACCGCTTTACGGGCAGCGATAGCTTCGATGATGGGCAACGATTGTGCGTACTGTTTCTTTTGCTCGTCGGTTAGTTCGGGCATATCCAGCGTTTCATACCATGCTTTTTCTTGCTCGGTAGGTTTGGTGTTGCTGGCATCAGCAGCCGCTAGGCGAGCTTCCAATTCAGCGATACGGGCTGCGGTCTGTTTGCGCTCAGTATCAAATGCTTGCTGCAACAATGTTTGATTCTGCTGAATCAACCCTGCAATCTCGGGTGTCATCGCTGGCTGCGCGGGGGCAGCATCAGGTTCATCCGCAGCAATCTGCGTACCATCATCGGCAAAATATTGGCTTACGTCCTCGCCAGTAAACTCCTGCTCGTCCGCAGGTTGCGTGGCAGCTTGTTCGGTTTCGTCAGGTTCTACGGTTGGAATACCCGCGGCGGCAATCGCTTCGTCAATGCCGTAGTAAGTATCACTCATTTACTTCTCCCATCATCAAGGCTATTACTTTTTTCAACATAACAACCTGCCCTCGTTGGAATTCTGATGCGGTTTGGGCTTCAAACAAATCACGTTCCTCAACAAGCTCTTGTTCAAGGACAGTAATCAAATCAGCAAAATCGCGGTCAGCACGCAAACGAGATAAACCCTCTTGGGCGGCACGGTTCTCGTCATTGGAAATTAGGGTTAATCGGGTACGATGGTTCATAGGTTACTCACAAGCTGAAACTTCGTCAAACCACAAATCAGCGGTATCACTCACGATACCATCAGGATAGATGCGGTAACGCCCTGGCATATCAATCAGCACAGGGTTGTGTGTGTTGTCCAAGAACAACGTTTTGCCGCAGGGGGAAAATGGAATATCCCGCGCCTCGGTAATGTCGCACTCGCTGTCAATCACACGGTGGATAACAAATTTATCGCCCTCTTGCAAATCCACACCTGAGACAACGACGTGTTTGCACGGGCGTACCAATAGGGCTTCGGGCTTTTTCATTCTAACTCTACCTTACCAGCGAACAAAGTCTCTACCACTTCTTTTACTGCTTGCACGCGCAAACGGTTTTCCTCGGTGGCAGGATTGCTCTCGTTGTGAATTCGGCTGTCGTCCAACAACTTCAACAGGATTTCTTTCAGCGGCTTGGCATACGCCGAACGCTGAAAGCCTGACAAAGTACGAGCCTCAGTACGGGACAGTCTGACTGTCCGCCCCTCGGTCTCAGGAATCGCTAAATGGATAGCTGCCATATTATACCTTGCTCAAATAAATCATGGCGAAGCTGTCATTCACAGGCTCAACCATAAACGTAATTTCTAAAACGTCGCCCGCTTGCAAGGGGGCAACTTCCTGTTTGCAGACCGTTATATCATAAGTTCCCGCTGGCAACAAGTAGGACGAACCGCATTCGCAAGGAAACGCATAACGAAATTCGTCCATATCACAGCCGTTCGGGCACTCAACAATTCGCTCAATGAACAACAGCGGACACTTAATATCCTCGCTATTTGTCGTAACATGGAGCATAAATGGCGTGGCTACTGGGCCTACCCGAACAGGCTCGTCGCCCTCAACATGGGGGTAAGTACGATTACTTGTGCCAACATTGAGCACGCTGTTAAAGACAGTTAACGCGATGGTATCGGTGTCGCATTTATTAAACAACTTCCCCATTACATGAACCCTCCGTTCGCCTCATCTATGGCAGCCGCAGCGTCAGGGCTACGACCATCTAAATTGGGTAATCCCCCCGTGGGGTCGTTCGGCATCCCTGCTGGCGAGGTTACGCCCTGGGCATTCAACAGTTCGCCAAAGGCTTCCTGCTTATCAAAATCAGGGAACACGCCCTCAGTCGGCAACCCTTTATTCTTGAATAACTGGTACAGAATGCGTTGGATAGCCGTAGGCGGAATAATCGGCTGCTGCGTGGTTGGGTCGATGACACCTGCCATACTGGACAGAGATTGCAGCGCCCATTCAAGGTCGCTGTTCTTACTCTCCTGCTCCATCAAACCTGACACGCCACGCGCATACACACGCACGTCGCCACGAATCTCAGGGTCATCGCTGGTACGCAATTCATAGTTAATGAAGTCTTGTACCACAGGCTCAATCACACCTTTCTCCAACATACGCAGCGCGTGCTTAATGGCTTTGGTGGACTGGTTCATAACGATGCTCATACCACCGCTGGTGCGACCAATCGTGCCGAGTCCTTGCGTGCCGCCGAACGCCAAACGTGGAATACCAATCAGCTCGTAGGCGTAGCCAAGAAACTTCTCAAACAACGCCGTCAGCTCGGCGGACAGGGACGGTACGGTGTAGAACGAGTACGCGGGTCTGCCGCTGCCTAAGTTGTCGTCTGTTACCACGCGGATGGTGTTGGGGAGAACCTGCGTGATGTCGTGCCCGTCCTTGACGCGCCCTTTCTCCACTTCGCCAATCGGCCCGCTGGAATACTGCATATTCCGTACAAGGGAGCGCACGGTGGCGGTACAAACTTTCTGCGCGTCGCGCAGTTTCATAGCAGGCGATGCCCCCCAAAACGCACCCGACACCCGCTCAAAACTGGCTTTGTAGAATGGGCGGCGACCAGCGGGGTCAGGATTTAACAGGCATTTGATAACCCGTTTACCTACCACCCACACCTCGGCTTCGCTCGCGCCCACCAACTCCTCATCGGCGAACTCAATACCATACTCGGCTAGGACGCTGTTGCGGATGCGTCCATAATAACCGAGCGCATCAAACACATCTCGGTCCTCTTTACTAGCATTGATGGTGTCCGTCGCGGGGTCGGTCTGGTCGGTGTCATAAGACAACGGTGCGCCGTCGGGGTTCTCCTCAAACACAGCATCAATCGCATCGGGGGAATACCCAGCGGCATCGCGTAAAGCCAACAACTCATTACGAGTCAAACGGCGGCGCTCAATCACATAGTCCGCAGTCTGAATGTCGTCAGCGTAGGGCGCTGGGTAGAAATCAAACGGCGATATATTCTCAACCTGTCTTACCACCTCACGCACAGGCTCTACGGTGTCGCCTGTCCAGCGCATCGTTACCACTTCTTTGATAGAGGGCACTTTCATAATCGCCGCAGGATAGATGCAAAAGTGTTCAATGAACTCAATAAACTGGGTCTCCCAGTCTGCATCATGCAGTCGGTCGGCGATGACGGTCGTCATGCGCTCTGCGGCGATAGCCGCCTTGCGGTTCTCCTCCAACTTCAACACCGAGCGCATCTCATCTATCTGCCCGCGGACAGCCGAAGTATCACCACCTGCGGCAGCCAACATATAGTTCAGGTCTTGGCTAACTTTCTCCAACATCTCCTGCTCTAAGGCTTCGGGCAAATCAACAATCGGCGTGGCGTTGATGGTGTAAGGTGCAGCAGTAGTACCCATAAAAATATCACGGATAAGCCCCACAATACCTTTGACGATAGGGCTTGATATATCCATAGTTATATCAGGCCCGCGACCATCAGAGGGTGTTAGGGGCTGTCCGTGCATAAGTTTGAGGCAGTCCTGCATATCGGAGTAGTGCGGCTGCTTGGCAGTACGAGCCTTATCAAATCGCGCAGCGACAAATACCCCTAGCTCATCAATAAGGTTCTCGTCCATATATTAGCCTTTGCGTGTACCAGTAGTTTTGCAACCAGTTTTCTTACCATTGCAACGTGCGTGTTTCATGGTGTGTCCTTTTCTGTTGGGGTTAATCAAAATATCTATCAGAGGCTTTATGATACAAGAAAACCCCGCATACCACAAGGCAGGCGGGGTTTGATTTCAGAGGAGTGTTAAATGAAAGGAATTACATGAGACCCAAATGAAAAATCGTGGCATCGGCTGTCGCCCTTACAGGTGTGCGGTGGGAAGAGTAACACCTCAACAGCCGATGGGAAAATATTACACAAACGGTATGCGTTTGTCAAGCGTACCAATCAATATCCTCGTCGCGTGTTGGGCGCACGTCCTCCTCCCTGTCCGAGACAATGCGTAGGCAGCCTAAGGATAAGTATTGCAACGAGTCGCAGTTATGCACCAACACTCCGTTGGCATAGTATTCATTGTCGTGTTCCACCGTCAGATTGTAAACGGTAGCGTTCTTTTGCTTTCCGCGACTGACTTTTACGCATACAGGACGAGCTGCAAAACTTACGCTTTGCGTATTTGTTAATAATAAAGACTGCTCCGCATTCGGCGCAACTTCTCTGCTCATCGTCCACTCCGCTAGCCTTTCTCGCCATTCCTTGACAAGATGCCCCGCAAAAGCCTTTCTTTCGCATAGACGCAACGCCGACAAACTGCTTACCACACCATGAACATACTTGTTCTGTACCATTTCTTTCTCTTGTTGGTGCAGTCCGCTTGGCGTGTTCCCTATGCCATGCTCTCCCCGCGTCAGATTTATGCCATGCTTTTGCTGCTTCAATTCCTGCGGCGTGAAATCTAACCCTGAATTCAGGGCTTTCTGCCAACCGTTTCTTAGCGTGATACGCGGCATGACTTTGTATATCAACCAGCTCCAAATTGCTGATGTCGTTATTCGTTGTGTCATGGTCTTTGTGATGAACTTGAAACCCTTTCGGAACAAGTCCATTATGTTTCTGCCACACATATTTATGTGCGGAAACAGACTGCCCTTTCTTGTACCATTCGTGGTTGTTGTTACTGACTTTCCACCAGTAATATTTGTTCCCTGTGTAGCGTGTAAAACGCCGTCCATCAATAAACTGAACGCTCTCAACTGTGCGATGTGCCGCCATTCTTTAATCTCCGTAATAGGTAACACATTACAATATACAACATTACCCGCCAAAGAGTCAATGGCGTAGAACTTGCCATCAGCAAATACAGGGTGGTTCGGCGTCGCAGCTAGTTTCACGCCACCAATATCATATTCATAGCACAATGAATTTACACCTGTCATCTCAGCAGCTAAGACTTTTCTCACACCATTGCGCGTATAAACCTCGTCTCCCACTCTAAGCTGTTCTATTGGAATATCCCCGCGCGGTGTAGCGATTAGTGTTCCCTCTGCCACGCACAGGTCGCTGACCCAACCAACGTGAGACTTAGTAGGCGTATCGTGTGTACCACCGCTGCCACGGTTCTCGTATATATAGTCGGCTGCCATAGCTTGAATCAAGAACTTGCAGTTATCCCTAATCCGCAGTCGCGGCTTGCCGTTGTGTCCCAGCGCCGTCATGAACGAGCGCACCGCTTGCAGGCGGGGCTCTAACTTATTCGACCGCGTAGGAGCTGTAATGGGCACGCCCAGCCGCCGCAACACATCGAACATAGACAGGTCAAGGTTCTGTCCTTGTACCATCCCAGCAGGGTCGCCCCACGCCTTAGCGCACACCGCGTTCGGGTAGCGCTGTTTCAACGCGGGCAACACCTCAGTCCGATACAGGGTGTCCACGCTCATGTCCTCCCCCATGAACTCATCCAGCACCAACAGGCTGCCGTCGGGGGCGAGGTAACCAACGATACAGACAGGCGTGCGCCCAAAGTCAAACGACAAATAGTATTCCCGCAGCTCATGCGTATTTACTGACTGAGCAGGGAACGTATGCACGTCGCGGTGGAACTCGGGGAACACCACCTTACCATGTTTCACATCCGCAAAATCCCCCATGACGTAGCTCTGTATCTTACCTGGGTCAGGGTCCGCCAGCATCGCATAATAGTAGCCGTAACCCTGAGCAAGGTTGTGTATGTTCTCCGCCAACGGGTTCGGTGTCCACTCAGCGTTGGGGTCGTGGCTGTTAGGGTAGCCAGGTGGGGGGATAAGCGCCGCAGGCTGTTTAAAAAACTCAACGAACTTGCTCACACCCATCTGCCGCGCAGTCTGCTCAAACTCTCTATCCCGCTCGCCCAAATACCACCGATGCAACCACGAACCTTTAACAGGGCCGTTGAACACACCGATGATTCCCGTGCGCGTAACGCGCCCCTTAGCTCCTGATGGGTAACGCCCCAACCGTCGCACCAAAGCGAACACCACACTCTCAGGCATCATGTTCAACTCATCGCACAAGACCATCGTCGGCTCAGCACCCAACAATTTATTCTGTGCATCCTCGCTGTCTAAGGCAAGGAACTGGATGTCCATGTTAAGCATCGTACCATCTCCGAGCTGCGCTCTAACCTTGCCGAGTGGCTGGCTGCCCTCAGTAACCTGCAACAACGGACCGAGCATATTCTGCATAGACGGTATGGTGTTGCTTTTTAGCAAAGAGTAGGTATTCCGTACCACTAGCATCCGCGTGTACCGCGTGTTGTCAAGCGGCGATGTGGCTTGTAGCATCGCCGTACGCAGCAACTCCATGATTGCCCAAGAAGTTTTCGCCGACCCAGCAGGTCCTAGGGCCAGTCGTACCAACGCATCAGAGTACGAAGCACGTTTAAGGGTTGGGTAGCTGTCTAGGTCGAAGCCAATGGTGGGGGTGTTCTGTTGGCTAGTCGTCATGTGAGGTAATCTCCGCTACTGGTGCGCTCTGCGGGGTGTTCTGCTCAGGGGGTGTAGGTGGCGCGACGATAGTCGTTGTAGGTGTGCCGCTGCCGAAGCTGACGTTGAGTACCATACCACTAAACTGCTGTTCCTGTTTCGGTTTCACATCCGCCAACTCGAACACCGTAGACATCGCTTTGAGTCTGTCCGAAGCCTTAGACTTACCATCCTGAGCTATCTCAAACAGGCTACGCAGCAGGCTGCTGGACATCAGCCGCGCCCGCGCACGGAGTAGACCATTGTCATCCTGACCTATCTGCGCGGTGTGGTACGCCACCCGCTCTTTGAACGCCGCGTCCTGACTCAGGGCGGCGTAGTGCTCCGTGGTTAGACCATACGCTTGGGCTATCTCCTCAGGGGTATATAGCTGGTCGGAAGTTAGAAGCGCAATATCCCGCGCCAACAATTCCATCTTAGATAGGGTAGCTGGGGGTTGGGCGGGTTGTGGGGTATGTGTTGTGTGGGGGTTGGGCGGCTGGTTCATGATTTAATTCCTGTAATATCTGCGTGTACTTTACCATACAGTATGCGCTGAACGGTATTTATAGAGCAACCGAACGCGGCAGCCACTTCTTTCTGCGTAGCCCCTGAACGATACATTTCAACGATAGCGAGCGCGTGTTGTCGCATAGGAGAACGATACTCCATGTTCTGCTTACCTGTACACCAACGCAAGTTGCTCACGTCGTTGTTAGACGGGTCGCCATCTATATGGTCCACCTGTGGCAGGTTGTTCGGATTCGGTATATGTACCAATGCAACAAGTCGATGTATGCTCATGTGCACATGGCCCTGTTTAGTCAGCACACGGATGCGCCGGTAATTATGTTGGAACACCTGCTCCGTCATCACGCGACTACGGGTCTTACCACCTCTATGCTGCGTAGATGCGCGGACTACCTTACCACTTGTATGAACAAAATAATCGGTGTCGGCGAACCTCCCCCAACCGTCATCTAGCTTTACACAAACCTCGGGCGCGAAGCCCCTGCACAACTGCGACACCCTAGTCTGATGGACACCAAACTTATCTGCAATCTGCTGCTGGGTCATACCATCTTGGTACGCCTGTTGAATTTGCTTAATAGGGAGGGTGGGGTGCTGCCATTGCAAGTTAGTTAGGTGTGTATTGCGCGGGTCGCCATCTAGGTATTTAACGAAACGCGCTGCGGGTACATTGGGGCGGTAGGTTTGTAAAACGAGATGCGCCACACGAAACTGCTTACGTTTACCATTTTGATATAGCATGACGCATACAGCGGGCGTTGGTGTAGGGCGGAAAAATGTATATACTTGGGTCATATCAGGTTTAGTGATACCACCTTGTTCAGTAATATAATAGTCAAGATTTGGGATTTTCTTTCGCATAGGAGCAGGTTTGTAATATGGCTATTGATGGGCAAACATTTGAAAACCAAACTTTCGGTCCATACTATACTTTTGGAGATGGCAACACATTCAAGAACTGCACATTTAAAGCAACAGTATGGTTCGGTAAGGGTAATGTATTCATAAATTGTAAATGGGTTAGGTGTTGTTATCCTTATTATAGCAATTATCCAAGCGTCGTTCAAGATGGCGGCGTAGTAGATGGAGGCTTTTGGGATAGAGTCATCTTTGCTCCAAACGTAACACTCAAATCAGGGGGCGGAGGGTCATTCAGTATGGGGCCTGGGACAACGCGCGATGCTGCGCCTAAGAAAAAAGGGAGGGGTGGGGAATGGTTTAGTTCAGGTCAAATTGTTACGGGGAACGACTACTTGGATATGGGGGGCGATACCAGTTTGTGTGGATGTCAAGGCGAGTGGGACAAGGAAGTGTTGGAGAAAGGCTATAAAATCATAGGCGACGATGGCACGGCAGAAGTAACCGTACCAAGTGATACCATTACTTGTGGAGATAAGAAATGAGCGGAACAACCTACCAACAGAAACTAGTAGTCAATGCGCATAGACACCACAGCCAGCGACCTGATACCACAATCATTATTGGCGGGCGTGAATACACGGAGGAGGAACTGGACGACGTGGACTGGGACAGCTTAAACGAAGTAACCGTAAACCGAACTGACAACAAACAATGTAGATAGTTCTTGCGCCGCAGGGCGTTTATAGATACCATTCACTCCGTCATTCCGCCTTACGGGCGGCACTCGTACCATTGGGGTGGCGGAACGACACTAGCCCACGCANGCGTAGGTTTCCGTAGGGGGACTAAATAACCTGAGGCTTATATAGGGGTAGGATAAGACCATTGTTATTTTGATTCAATACTACGTCGCACGGTGCAACTAAATAACCGTAGGTGTTAAATAAGTCCGTAGTTATACCATTGTCTTTTTTGGGGGTTGTGGATTGTGTGCAACTACCCTCTCCACACCGACACCACCCTCCCCCGCCCCCTGTTCCATACGGGGGGCTTAATAACCCCGCGCTTAAACACAACGCGCCACTTAATAACCGCCGTTTTAATAACGGCACTCTTATTTCATCTTTACAATTTCTTAACGCATTTCTTTACATTTCTTTAAAAAAGCGTTATATAAACATTCATCAAAAATGAATATTTAGTATAAGCCGTGTTCCTGTGTAAAAGTTAGAGTAAAATAACTATACCCGTTATTTTTTGTGATTTTTTTTCCTGCGGTTTTGTTAAATCATGTAAGGCTTACATAAGCGGAAAGTTATTTTTTTTCAATGAAATCAAAGGCTTAACATTTCTTTTAAAAAAAATTCTGAACTGGCGAAAAAAAAATTTAATTCTAGGCTAAGCGTTTTTGAAATAAGGGGCTAGATTATACCAAACGTTATATATAAACGGCGGGCGAGAAAGTAAGTGAAATAAAGTGGGGGAAAGAGTAAGACCATGAAAGTAAAAGAAAAAATAAGAGTATATATATATAAATAAATATTTATTATTATTATTATTATTATTCCGTTTTTATTTTTTGGGGCGTGGTATAAACCCCCCCCTGACCCCTGTTAAACCACATTAAAGAACATTTTTTCAGGATTTTGAGGTGTGTGAAATTTTTGCCCCTGAAAAAAAATAAATTTTTGTCGGTAACTTCGCGCCCGCCCGATTTATTTTCTTAACCTATCTTAACCAAATAACCCCCCAAATCCCGCAATCCGCCCATTATACACAATATTTCTTTACGTTTCTTCACAATCCGCGCAGCGCGTCTATATAAGCATGGTATAATCCCACAAATAAATAACTCTTGACTTATTTAAGCCCCTATGTTATAGTTACGCCTATGTTGCAAATGCAAGGGATACGCCCCTTATATAAGACGGTGGTAAAAAACTCTTGACAAACGCAAATAACTGCGCTATAATACGCAGCAACATAAGACAACGGCTTATGTTGAAACGCCCGCAAGGGCGCATATTAATCAAGCAACGGCTTATCGTATAAAGATACAATCAAAGACTTATTGCCTAGCCCGCAGCCATACCCCTTGCCCGCTTATCTCTTATTTAATAGGGCAGCTTATAGGGATTCGCGTTGAGATTGGTATCAGTGTAAGACAACGATAAAATTACTTGACAAACCTAAATAACCGCGTTATAATACGCAACATGAAATAAAGGCAGCCAAGCTGCCCTTTACAAAGACTTTTGAGTATAGTCTAAAAATAATACTTGACAAACTAAATTAGCTGCGTTATAATACGCAACATGAAGTAAACATTTGTGAGATGCGAAGCATTGAGCAAACCAAGCGATTGAGGGCTGCCAAGCCTAGCAAGAATTAAGTGAGTACATACGCCCTGCGCGTTGAGTTCTACTTGCTAGATGGTATTAAAAGCATAGATTATCGCAATAGTTCCGACAATTCCGCTTGCGCGGAATGGTATCCCTAGCCAAATATAGGGATAGGGCACATAAATTACGGTTTAAGTTCCTGAAAGTTCTAGTTCTTTTAGCTTCACGGCGCGTGAAAGCCACAATTCCGATGCGCGGATATATAGCCCTTACTGTGAGTGAAAGTCTCACAGCCCGTTAGTCTTACGGCGTATTCAGGGCAATACAAATAGAAAGATGGTAACGATATGTAGGCAGGCAGCGTCAATAAGCCCACAGCTACATATACGCGCCCGACTGCGGAAGTTCCGCGCCCCCTGCGGGTTACGGTAAAGTGATTACCTGCGAATGGTTAAGCCTTTGCCCCCTGCCCCGTATGGCGTGAGTAGTCCGTGAAGCATTTGTTTGAGCAAACTAGTGTATTTAACAGAAGTACCTGTGAGCGAAAACCGCAGGTACTTTGATTAAGTACCCCCNCAAGCATAACCCCCCTAAATGGAGACCCTAATCATGCTTTTTGAAACCAAAAAACTAACCCCAAACATGACCGCTGTATGCGTGAACACAGCCCGCGCCAAAGGCTACCCTAGCTTTGAAGCAATGGTACATCACTATCCTGCGAATAACGCCCGACACGGCGTGGAAGTTGCCCAAATCAAGGGGCAACTGCGCGAGTACAACAATGGCGGCGGCTATATTACTGAACTGGTGGTAAAAATCCGCCTAGCTAAGTCTGAACTGACCGCTAAACGCTTGGCTGCCGTGCTGGATGATGCCTATTTGTTTGCCATCTATCAGGCTGCCTTGTATTTCGGCGATGACCCTGATGCTAAGTATCCCTTGTGGACTACCCCTAGTCCCTCTAACACTGCCCTGCCGAGTGATGCGATTGTGGATGCTATCCGTAATGCGGATGGTTTTGGCGAGGTTTGGCGTAAACAACTTGTGTCTACTCTGTCTGTAATAATTTCTGTGGGCGCATAGGGAGCCTCGAATCATGAACCTTGAAACTATCCAACTGTCCCCCACCGCGATGGGGTATATAAACTGGAATGATGGTAACGCTATTGCGAGTGTGTGCCTTGACGTGTATGCAACGCCTGATGATATTGAGCCTATGGCGGAATACCGCGAGCGTGTAGCGAAGCAGGGCGACGCGAGCGACATGTACTGGGCACTTGCCGATATGTGTATGGCATATTGCCCTGATGACACGCAAGCGTTCGCAACGGCACAGAATGAAGCCATTGAATGTGGCTGCTTTAACGAATATTTATAGTTGAGCGCGAAGCGATTAACTACNGGGGTAACAATGGAGAATAAACATGGCTAGAATTTACCCTTACGGTTCTGAAATCACTGACGGTGGCGACGTATGGCAAGCGTTTCAGAATTACGACCGCGATTATTACCCGCAGGAAGTGTACGACTATATCTATGATTGCCTAGACGACCAATCAACCGATGACGTTGTAGAACTGGATGTGATTGCATGGTGTTGTGATATTGAGCAAGAAACGTTTGATGCCGACAAGGTATTGCAAGAAACACATGACGAGTATTGGGAGAATGCCCTCGCTGATTTTGAAGCGAGCGAGATGCCCTACCGCCCTTTGCCCTATGCTGTTTGGGTACGCGAGAACGGCGACGACGTGTTAGCCGAAGCGCGTGATGACTGGCGTGATGATATTGAACAACGCCACACGCTTATCTGTGTTGATGGCGACACTGCCTACTACTTGTGAACAAACATTTGCGAGATGCGAAGCNGGATAACAATGGAGCATAAAAAATGAAACCTATGTATATGCAGCCCGTTATCAAAAATGATAACGGCGAATACCGTATCGCCTGTGGTACTAATGGCTTGCGCCGTTTGGATGGGCGGCTTAATGCCCGCAATAGACAAGAGCAAGCCTTGTGGAAATATTTAGGGCTGTCTGAATTTGATAAGGGCAAGGCAGTTGGCTTTGTTGTAGCCCCACTTGATACGCCGTTGCGTGATAGACCCCTAGTGGCTGATGTTGATTTTGTTTTCTTAATTAAGTAACGGAGACTGATTATGTTTAGTTTGATTGAAGCTGTTGAGAAGTTTGCGCGTGAAACGCCCGCTGCTTATTTACCTATGGATGTGCCTGTTGGCAAGGCGCATTTCGTGCGCCTGCGTGTGGAGTATGACAAAGGCGGTGTGAACACATGGAGTGGTGTGAATGAACGCCGTGGCTATCGTTTGCACATTACGTTTTGTGAAAAAGAACCTGATGGCGGGTATAGCTATACCCCCACTTCCAAAACAAATTTGCGTTTGTTTATTGGTAATGAAGTGAAACGTAACAGTAATAAGGCTTTTCGCGAAGCAATGGCAGACCTGCGCGACCGTTGGTTGCAAGGTGCGGAGTTTCGTGAACGCCTTGCGCAGATGGAAGCCTTAATGATTAAAGAAGCGAGTGTGTAGAATGATTTTCACAAGTAATACGATTAAATGTTTGGCGCAACTTGCGCCGAAAAAAGAGTTGCGCCACTACCTTAACGGCGCGTATTTCAACCTTGCCAACAAGACCATTGAAATAACTGATGGTATGTGGTGCGTGGTAATTCATGGTGCTATTTTGGGCGAGCCTGATAGTGATACCCCCCGTGGCGTATTCATACCGCATGATGTACTGACCCAAGCTGCCAAGCTAGATGATGAATGGTTTGTGCTGGATGTGTCGCCTGATGGTACGGCTACATTCAATGGCATTGATATACCTGAGCTGGATGGTGCGTTCCCCGATGTGCGCCGTGTTGAAGCTGATGCCGAGCGTGAACTTGATGGGGCGTGTTCGTTGGGCAGATTGTCCCTAGATACTGTGAACCATGTGAACAAAGCCTTGAAACCTTTTGGTAAGTCCTTGTCTATCACGCCGTGTGTAAGCACTACATGGGATTATCGTAAGCCTGTTGCATTTGAGATACATGGCACGGCTTACCGTATCAATTTATATGTTTCTTTGTGGGTAATGTAAAAATGATTTTTGATTTGAATATGCAACCCGTGAATGAGTTTATTTCAGGTTTGGAAGCGGGGCATCATATTAGTTTCGTGCCTGAAATTCGCACGGCTGATAGGATTACCTTGACCATGCCTGAATTACGGCTTATGACGCTATGCCTAAACAATGTGATACGCGCGACCATTGACCCCCAGTCTTTATGTTATCTAACCAAAGATAACGCTAGCCCAGAGCGGGCAATCGCTGCGGTGTATGCCCTTATGGATATGGCGCGGGCTGCCCTGCGCCTGTATGACTTGACGGATAAGCAGCCGATGCTAACTATTGTGGCACGCTGGTTTGATGCCAACGATAATTTGAAAGAGTATGCGGTTGCCGCATGGTTTACCGAAGTTAAACCTGCTTAATTAGTGGAGCCCTGAAATGTCTTATCAAGATACCCTGAACAAAATTATCCGCGATATTGGTAAGAACTGCGCGGGGAACTGGCAAGCATTTGATGCTGATTCTACCGAGTTACGCGTGGACTTTGGCGGCATGTATTACACATGGCATGAAGCTGCGGTGGACGAAGCGGAGCTGCGGGAGTTTTGCTATGCCTATGCTGAACGTTTCCCTGATGACGCGGAGTTTCAGGAAACCTTTTATGAGCATGGTATTTTTGACCCTGAATCATTGCCTGATAGCGCAGCGCAGGTATTCTACAATTCCGACCGTTGGCAATATCCGTGGCGCGATGCTGCGACCGCCTATGTGCGTGAGCTGTTTGAGTTTGTGAGCCGTAAGTATGACTTCCCGCAGCCCTTGCGTGTGGAGAGTATAGACTGGACGCGCGACAACTTCTCACGCCCCGACCTCGCCGTGCTTGCGCCTATTGGTTGGGAGAACTACGCACATGTGTTGAACTGGCTGGGGGACAACCCTGATGAGCAAGAGTGGTTGGTTGAGCGTGTGCAGTATATGACTACCCCGCGCGATGGTTATGCCCCTTATTATTCCTTTGACGAAGTGATAGCTGACGCGTATTGGATTATGCGCTTGCTGTTGGAGCGCATGGCATATCTGTGCTACGACCATGACAACTATCAGAGTAAATGGAATTGGTTTGAGTATTTTTCAATGAACGGCAGCGAGCTGCCTGTAAATGGAGAGATTAAAAAATGAAAACAATTTTACAAGCATGGCGTGAAAGCTATGAACAAATGAAAAAAGATTATGCCGACAAATACCCCTACGCGTATCAAGTATTGACTGGTGTCTGCGAGTTTGACCTGCGCGATGGGTATGCGCCCAACTATGAACAATGGTTTGGCGACGTGGAAAAAGAAAGCACATTAAGTTTTGACGGTTTGTTTTATAGCGACCTGTGGCAGCAACAATGCGCCCAGATGCAACTGTGGGCGTTGGATGATTTGCGGGAGGATTTTGAAATTGATGTTACTAGCGGGGCGGTATATCATAGTGTGCTGCGCAATAAGGATTTTATTGTGGATATTTATGGCAGTTATGCGCGTGATGATGTGCAAGCCCTGTTTGTGATGTGGTGTGTGGGTAAAGGGGTGGAGCTATGAAACTGGTTGTTTTGACACAAGGGGCTGTGAACACGGCTGCCTTGCAGCGATTGAATGGCACGATGTTCTTTTCTGAACCCGAAGCGATAGAAACGTTGGCAGCCTGCGCTGATTGTGGTTTGCCCGAGGATGACCCTGAATACCGCGATGCCATGCGCCGTGAGCTTGTGCAGGATGGCTTGGAGTGGTACGAGAACATGGCGGAAGTTGCCGAAGCCTTGAATGATATTGATGCCGACCGCCTTATAGGGAGTGGATATTTCGTTGCTGTTGATTGGTATGATACAGTTAAGTCAAAGGCTGCTGCCGTGCGCCATGTCGTGAGCGACCATGAGCATCTTGATGACGATACCAAGTTGGCAGAGTGGTACGACAAGGTGGTGGACAACGAGATTTGCTATCATTCAGATGATGCGTTGAGCGATACATGGTTTACTGTGGTGGATGCGTTTACCTATACCGCCCTGTGCTACGTCTTGGAACTGGTGCATGAAGCTATCTGTGATGGCAAGGAGATGTAGGAATGTATGACCTGTTTCTATATGCGAGCGCAACGCTATTCATTTTCATGTGTGGTTTTTGCTGCGCGTTATATTTAGTCAATAAAAACTTATAGATAGGTGCGAAGCGACTAGCTACCCCGTAGGGGTGTGCGTGAGCGCGATTAGCTACCCGCCCCCTGCGGGGCGGGTAATATCTAACATAAAGGAATATATAGCATGGAATTAAAAGAAATTGTTAAACACTTTACTACCCCGAAACTTATGGAGCTGTGCGTTGGTTTGGTTGGCGAACGTGATGCTGCCAACCTGCTTGATGGTTTGGTTGCCCGCTTGGATGTTGCATACGACCTAGCCGATATATTGGAGTGTGAGTTTCACGCTGTGGGAGACATCAAAGAAGCCCTGTACATCACGTTGTGTTTGTTTAACGCGGTGGGTGTGGCGAGCGTGAAAGCGAATGAATGCCCTTATGGTGTAGTGCGCGATGTGGCATACTTGTGTTTGAACTTTACCAGAAGGGAGGATTTTTGGCATGACCGCCTGATAGAAGTGGCACAAAGCGCATTGTGGTGTATCAAAGGTATTAAGGCGAACGCTGTGGATGTGAACATGAATGTGGTGGTTGCCGAAGTATTGACGGCTGCCGTAAGTGGTTTTGTACAAGGAGTAGAAGCATGACGTTTTATGAAACAGTACGCGCCAAAGCAAGCGAAGCCCTGCGCGAGTTCCTAATGGATGCCCCTGTGGATGTGTATGTGGATGACGTGCGCGAAGCGATGGTAAATGTGCGCCCTTATATAATGTTCTACAAAGCAGCAGATGCTTTGACTGAGCTTGGCTTCTTGGAAGCGGCAAGCGTGATGGTGCGCTATGAGCAAGAAACGTTTGGCGCAGTGTTTACCGACCTGTCAAATCCGCCCGATTTAGCAGCCACTGTGTATAAGTTGTTGATGTATGAAGCTGTGGATGCTGCCGTGAGTAAGCTGGGTTTACCTGATGACAAAGTGCTGACCCCGCGCGAGCTGGCTAAGCTAGACCGCATTATGCAGGATGAGATGTTGGCGGATGGTTTTTTAAATGATGCGTGGTTGCGCTTGCCCACGCAGGGAGAGAAGTAATGACTTATACAGCGAAAGAACTTCAAACCGTGAGCTTGGCTACTGGGGTTAGCCCCTACAAGTTAAAGAAGTGGTACGCTGCTGGTACGATTGACGCGATTGAAAAAGACACGGTGCTGGATTATCTGCGCCGCACGCAAAACGCGGGCGATATTCTTGTGCCAAGGGAAGATGCCATCTTTTATTTGGGCAATGACGAAGCGCGGTTGGATGCAGCGATGGCTTGCGGCGCGTTGCTACCTACGATTGATGGTATGTTCTACACTTCCGACTTCGCCCGACTTGACCCCCATACGTTCGCCGTGTTGCCCCCGCGCCCTGAATACACGCCTGTTCGCCCGAAAAAGAACCTGCCTTTGAAGTGGTTTCCGAACACGCCCAAGAAGCAAGAAGCCTATTGGCGAGCTTTTGAGACACGCACGACCGCATGTGAGTGGTGGGTTGCAGATGGTAAGACCTTTACCATCCCTGACGGCTGCCATTGTATGAGCAAGCTGCGACTACCTAAAAAAGTGTGGCGCGTGAACATGGAAGCCAACGCCCCCCTGTATGCGGCTGATGTTCCCGCTGATGTGAATGGTAAGAGCACGCGCATCCGTGTGCAGGGGTACTCAAACACACAAGGCACGGTGGTTAATTTGTCTATCATGGATGACTGGGGCGTGTGGACTTACTCGCACGGTACGCATCCGCATCAAGAGAAGTGGGGGCTTGCTTTGTGGCGGGCGGTGCTGGCGATGGGGTTGAACGTGATGCAGGCTGCTGATGAGAACGCCGAGCTGCGCCGACTTGTAAGATGGCTTGACACCGCAGCGTGGGCGTAGTAAACTCGCGTTGTATTCTCAGTAAATAAGGAACTTAACACCATGCCTGACCATCCAGTATTTGACCGACAAGGTTTGCAGGGGCGCGTGAACACGTTGCAGCATATCATTGATGAGCTTAAAGGGCTTGACCTTGTTGCCATCATGAATGCGGACGGTGCAGAGCCTGACCAAAACCTGAAAGGTTTTCAAAATGATATGCGCCTGATGCTTGTCGCATCGCTTAATGTATTCGCTAAGGTTGTAGCCACCCGTTACTTGTTGAGTGGTACACCAGCTAACGAAGCGTTGGATAAAGCGTGGGATGACATAGGCGATAGCTTTACATTACACGCCAAGCGTAGGGGGAAAGAGCAATGACAACTGAAACCAAAATAGAAAACACCGCAGCTAGCTACGCCGACCTGTTGAAAGCGCGGGGGGATGTACCTGTAACTGTGCTGCGCCATGTGCACGCGCAGCTTGGCGCGTTGCTGGCATTGATTGATACGATGGACGTAGACTTTGAGATTGAGCCTGCGCCGAGTGAAGCAGAGCAAGCGATAGCCGCTGCGCTGCGAGCGAAGTACCCTGACTTTAAAGACAAGACCGATGCCGAAGTGCTGGACTATTTCGGCGTGCAGATTGGAGAAAAGAAATGACCTCGTTAGTTAAAGCGACCGTGGGGGTGGTGCGTAAAGTGCGCCGTGCGAGTGCAAACAGTACCACCCCCGAGAGCCGAGTAGTAGCAGCCGTGAAACGCTGGGCAGTCCTACACAAAGGCGTGTACCTTGTGCGTGTTGTACAAGGCGGCGAGAGTGGTATCGCCGACATCATCCTGTGCATCAAGGGACGCTTCGTAGCCGTAGAGTGTAAAGCAACTGGCGAGAAGCCACGAGCCTTGCAGATGGTGCATGGCGAGCGCGTGCAGAACGCGGGCGGTATTTTTATTTGGGGGGATGACGCAACTGTTATTCCTGAATTAGACAAACTTTATTCGGAGTTGTAACCATGAGAGCGACCCTTACCGCTTTACTTATTCTTTCCCTTGCAACCGTAGCCCAAGCTGACTACACAACGCGCGAGCAGCGTGTCGTTGCCGAGACCCACCGTTGCATGGATGACTACAACAAGAATGCCCAGCAGCATAGCAGCATTGACCCTGTGAGCATGGCAATCTATTGCCGTAAGCAGGCAGAAAGGACGGTGCGCTGATGGCTGCCAAAAAGAAAATATGGTATGAGCTGCGCGTGTTTGCCACGCTGGTTGGTATCGTGTCGTTTGTATGTGTGTTGTATTTCGCTGCGGTGGTCTATCAAAACGTGGTGCAGTACCCAACGCTGACTGACATCATGCTGTTGATGGGTGGGGGCTTCATAGTTGGCTTCCTTATCGGGCGCGTGCGCCGTGATGATGAGTAAGGATTTGAGCCATGCCTAAAAGTAAAGCCCCCCGCAAACGCCGCGCGGTACGCCACGGCATCCAGCTAGCGCAGAACCAAGACTACTGGATGCCCATCAATCTATCCCTACTGCGACACGGCAACGCCGCCATGCTAGCGACAAGTAACAAGCTGGTGGACGACCACCTGCGCGACCGACTGCTTGACCCCATGATGCTTGCGCTTGACCGCTTCGCTGGTGGTACGGCACGGTTTGATGATTACTGGGCTGTGATACAAACTCTGTATTTCTACGCGCATCTGCTGACCGATGCGCTGACCGAGCAGCGTTACCGTATCTATGAGCGGCATGATGAGTTCGGCGAGCGGTTGAATGACCTAGCTGTTGAGCGATGGTTGGAGATTTACCACGAGCAGCTAGACCATGCCGAGAACGCTTACCCCGAGCTGGTGCGTGAGGTGGGCGAGCGGCAGAAACGCACGGGCAAGTATGGTATGACTGGCGATGAGCGCCGTGCGATGTTGGATGTGCATGAGAACTTGGCGGAGATACTGTCTTGGTGCAGTATCGGTATGGTGTTCAGGGCAGCTAACAAGTGCTGTCAAAATTTGGAGCGGGTTGAGACCGCGATACACGGGAAACAGACAAGGAAAGAAAATGCAGTACCTAACTCTTGACTTTGAGACCTACTACGACAAGGAATATTCCCTGTCTAAAAAGGGCATGACGACCCAAGACTATATCATGTCGCCCAAGTTTGAGGTGTTGATGGCATCCGTGAAGTGGGGCGACGGCGAGACACAAGTGGTTGAAGCCCCCGACCTGCCTGCATTCTTTGCCAGCGTGGACTGGGCGCAGACTGCTGTCGTTAATCACAACTCAGTCTTTGACCTGAGTATCTTGTGGTGGAGGTATGGTTATCGCCCTGCCCTTGCCGTAGATACCATGAGCCTAGCACAATGTCTTGGTGTGCCGCTGCTGACTGGCAGCGCGAGCTTGGCGAAGTGTGTGCAGTTGTTGCAAGAAGCTGGCTACGAGCTGCCGTCAAAAGGTGGCGAAGTGGTAAATGCTTTGGGCAAACATCGCAAGGACTTTACCCCCGCACAATGGGAAGCCTACAAGCAATACTGTAAGACTGATACCGACATCACATGGTATTTATTCAAGGTGCTGCGCCAGCTAGTCCCCGATGATGAGCTTGCCTACCAAGACATCATCCTACGTTGCTACACCGAGCCACGTTTGAAAGTCCATGTGCCTACGGTTGAGTATGAGCTTGCGCGTTGCCGCGCGTATAAGGCTGGGCAGCTTGCCCAAGTATGCGAGCAGTTAGGGTGTACCCAAGATAACCTCGCTGGTGTGCTACGCAGTAACGACAAGTTCGCTGCGCTGCTGAAAGCGATGGGGGGTATAACCGAAGCCGAGATGGAGCAGGGGGCGCAGGGTAGTTTCATTATCCCTACCAAAGTTTCTGCGACCACGGGTAAAGTAACATGGGCGTTCGGTAAGACTGACGTAGGTTTCAAAGAGCTATGCGAGAGTGAGCTGCCGTTTGTTCAAGCACTATGCCAAGCGCGACTGGCTGCCAAGTCAAGCATTGATGAGACCCGCTGCGAGAAATTTTTGGACTACGCAAGCTACGGTTTCCTACCGATGGGCTACAAGATTGGCGGGGCGCATACTAATCGCATGAGCGGGGGAAGTGCAGGCAGCGCAAATATGCAGAACCTACCTAGTGGCAGACGTGAGGGGCAGAGCGACCTCTTGCGCCGTAGTATCATCGCCAACGACGGGCAGGTTATTGTGAACTATGACGCGAGCCAAATTGAGGCTAGGACTCTTGCATATGTGGCGAACCAAACAGATGTGTTGGGCGTGTTCGCCAGTAATGGCGATGTGTATTCCTACATGGCAGCCAGCCTGTATGGTATCTCTTACGAGATGTTGCGTGCCAACCGTAAATCTGATGACCCTGCCGTGGCAGCCGAAGCAAATAAGATGCGCCAGTTCGGAAAAACCCTCGTACTTTCATGTGGTTACGGTCAAGGCGCAGCAGGCTTTCAGAGATATGCGTTAGTCAATGCAGGTTTAAACCTAACGATGGACGAAGCCAAACACGCAGTAAACACTTATCGTAAGTCCAACAGTTTTATTTCAGGCTTTTGGAAAACCTGCGACCAAGCCTTGCAAGTCATGGTGGATGGTGGGCAGATGTACTTCGGCGGGCAGGATGGCAAGATGTTCTTTGCCGATGGCAAACGTTTCCTGTTAGGACGGCACGTTCCAGGCATACGGATGCCAAACGGTTTGTGGTTGAACTACCCCAATCTGCATATAGATATGTCCAGCGGCAAGCCTCAGTTTGTATACGACAAGGTGAGGTACACAGGAAAGCCTTTAAAAACAAAGGCGTATGGCGGTTTGATTACGGAGAACTGTATCGCCGAGGACACCGAGGTTTTGACGGACAAAGGCTGGAAAAAAATTCAGGACATCACGCTCGCGGATAAAGTGCATGATGGTATTGAATTTGTAACTCATGGTGGACTACTCTTTAAATCGGAACAAGAGTGTGTTAAAGTAGATGGTGTTTATATGACACCTGAACATGAGGTATTAACTAATGACGGCTGGAAACAAGCAAAAGTATTCTTATCCGAATGGAGTACATCACAACTCCAAAGACTTGACCGGCAAACGCTACGGCAACTTGATTGCCTTACGCCGCCACCATTCCGACGGAAAAAAATGGTGGTGGGAATACCAATGCGACTGTGGAAAAACGTGTGTGAAAAATGGCAGCGAAGTAGCCAAAGCTATACGCAAAGGGCAAACCCCCTCATGCGGATGCCTGACCCACGAGATGCGAAGCGCAGTCAATCGCACACACGGTCTAACCTCACATCCCGCATACTGGGTATGGCGCAGTATGAAGGCGCGATGCTTAAACCCCAAGCACAAAGCCTACCCTCGTTATGGTGGGCGGGGGATTACGGTCTGCCCCGAATGGTTAGCATCATTCCAAAATTTTTGGGCCGATATGGGGAGTACCTATCAAGATGGTTTAGATATAGACCGCATAGACAACAACGCGGGATATTGCAAAGCCAACTGCCGATGGGCGACACGGAAATCGAACTGCAACAATCGACGCAATACTATTCAGATAGAAACCCCGTTCGGAATTATGAACTCGTTGGAGTTCTCTCAACATTATGGTATTCCACAATCAACGGTTTGTTATCGTTGGCACGCAGGCGTTCGGATGCCCGAGCTCGCGTTACCGCCCCAACGAAACGCAAAGTCTATGACATCTTGAACTGCGGCAGCCGACATCGTTTCGTGGTGCGCGGAGATACAGATGCGTTCATTGTGCATAACTGTGTTCAGTATCTCGCGTTCGCCATCATGAAACAGCAAGCCCTATGGATTGCCAAATATTACCCCATCGTTATGAATACCCACGATGAGTGGTGTGTGGTCGTGCCACGCGACCAAGCCGAGACCGCCGCCGAGTACATGGCGCGGTGTATGAGAACTGCCCCCGACTATGTGGCTGGTTTACCCCTTGATACTGAGGGCGGCTGGGCACAGAGTTACGGAGCAGTTGATGATGACTGGTCTAAACGACCTGATAACCCCGACCGAGTGCATCGGTTTGACCCTAACACAGGAGACATTTTATGAAAGTTACGAAAATTAAATCCGTAGAACACCATATTAAGAAAGCCCGCGAGCATCTGTTCGCGCTGGAACTCGCCGCCCGCGCCGAGCGCGAAGCGACCGTAGAGAGCGTGGAAAAGGATAGCCCGTTCGCCCGCCGAACCTTAGACTGGTTGCACTTCGCCGAGACCGTAGCTGAACACATTGAGCATTACACCGTACCGCAATACGGCGACGCGCCCGACGACCAAGTAGAGGGTTGGACGGCAGAGCATTGCGTGAACCAGTTACACAAATACGCCAGCCGCTTCGGCAGCAACAAACGCGCGGGGCAGGACGCACTTGACCTTTTAAAGATTGCGCACTATGCTCAGTTGGCATACGACAAACTTCACAAGGAGGCACAAGATGGCGCGTAAATATGTAGGCAGCATCGTAGATTTTTTCGTAACCGAGCATAAGGTTAGCCGCGTGGAAGCCACGCGTATGATTGACACCGTGCTCAATGGTATCGCCCATCAACTACGCGAGGGCAACGAGGTTATTATCCGTGGGCATGGTACATTCCGTGTGTCGCGCAGTAAGCCGCGCAAGAACAAAGGGTTTGGTGAAACTGAGACCATGACTAAGCCACGCGCTAGGGTTTCATTCCGCGCCTGCCCTGCCCTACGCGACTGGTTGGAGCAAGGCTACAAAAATACTGCCACAAAATAATGCTTGACGAGCGTTGAGAACTAGCGTATTATGTACGCTAGTTTTTTTATTTAGGAGCACAACATGAGCGGTAAACACCGTGTGTTTTCATTCACAGCGATTAAGCAATTTGAACAATGCCCCCGCCAGTACAAGGAAGTACGGATTGAGAAGCTGCACCCCTACGAGCAGAGCGAGGAAGCGCAATGGGGCGAGTACGTTCACAAGTGTTTAGAGGATGCCATCACACAGGGCGAAGCCTTACCGCATAACGTTAGCCAGTACCAGCCACTCATTGACGCGGTTGCACAACGCAGAGCCGCAGGCTGGGAAGTATGGTGCGAGAAAACATTTGCTATCATGAATGACGACCAAGCTGAGTTTACCGATAGCGAGGACACATGGTGGTCGCCCAAGAATAAATTAGCGGGTAACATTGACTTGTTGATGGTCTCGCCCGATGGCAAGGAAGCCATTATCAATGACTGGAAAACAAACAAGTCGGCGAAGTACGCCGACCCCAAACAGATAGACCTCTATGCGCTGGGCACGCTGCTGGCGATACCCACGTTGGAGAAAGTAACAGGTTGCCTGATGTTTATCTGCGATGAGTACAAGATGGTTAAGTCCACCTACACCCGCGCAGACATTGACCGCTTGTTACATGAATGGAACTTCAAAGCCCAGCGCATACGGCTGGCGATTATTAACAACAACTTCCCCGAGGGCGCGGCGACACCGCTATGCGGCTGGTGTCCATGTTCCGAGTGCCCCAACTGGCAGCAGGGGCAGGACTTCCGCGAGCGTAGAAAGAAACGTCGATGAACCTAATCACATTCCCCTATCCCGCGCAGCGGGTGGTACGCATCCTATCTGACAACGTAGGTGCTGTAACCAATACCATCCCTGACGCGCAGCCAGTACAGTATTACCCCAGCGGGCAGGCACACATTGATGTGCCGTGGACACTCCACAACATGACGCTGCTGTCGCAGATAATGCAGCCTGCGGTTAGTACCATCTTTGATGGTTATGGTTTCTCAGGGCGCGACCGACCCTATTACCACCAGCTCCGTATCGCTGAGTTCCTAACGCGCAATCCGAGAGCGTACTGTTTCGCAGGTATGGGTACAGGTAAGACACGCAGCGCGTGCTGGGCGGCTGACTATCTGATGACGATGGGCGTTGTGCGCCGCGCGTTGGTGGTCTGCCCCAAGAGCTTGATGTACTCGGCATGGGTTGATGACCTGATGGCGACGTGCATACACCGTACCCACACCGTACTCTACGGCGACCGCGCACGGCGAGAGCAGCTTGCACTCACACGGCAGACTGACTTTGACATTGTGAACTTCGACGGTGTGGAGATTCTTGGCAACATCCTAGTCGATAAGGGTTACGACCTTATCATCATTGACGAGAGCACCGCATACAAAGACCCCAGCACGAAGCGCTGGAAAGCGCTGGCGAAACTGGTTAAACCTCAGACCCGTGTATGGGCGCTGACTGGTACGCCCACTCCGCAAGGACCGATGGATGCCTACGGGCAAGGTAAGCTGGTAACACCTGACCGCCTACCTAAGACCAAGACCATGTACCGAGACATGGTGCAGTACAAGGTAGCCACGTTCATTTGGAAAGACAAGCGCAACTGGCAGGAGACTGTGAACAATATGTTGCAGCCTGCTATCTATATCCGTAAGGCAGACTGCCTAGACCTACCACCCGTAACCCGTCGCTACATTGACGTTGGGTTGAGTAAGCCCCAGCAGCAAGCGCTGGAAGCGATGCGTAAGGATATGGTAGCCAACTTTGACACAGGTCATCAGGCGGTAGCCGCCAACGCAGCGGTGTTGTGGGGTAAGATGCGGCAGATATATTCAGGTGCTATCTACGCTGAGGATGGTGCGGCGATGATACTGGATAACAAAGAACGTATCGCTGAGACCATCTCACTCATCAAACAGGCTAAGGCTTCGGGCGATGATAGCGTGGCGGAGGGTAAGCCACACAGTAAGGCGCTGGTGTTCGTACCGTTCAAGCACGTCATGCAGGTGTTGGAGGATGCGCTCAAAAAAGAATTTGATGTTGCGGTCATCTCAGGCGACACGAACGTCCACGAGCGCAAGCGCATCTTGGATAGCTTCCAAAAGACCCCGACCCCGCAAGTTATCTTAGCCATCCCCGAAGCGTTCTCGCATGGCATCACGGCGACAGCCGCCAGCCTCACGGTGTGGTATGCACCCCCCAGCAGAACAGAGACCTACCTCCAAGCCTGCGAGCGCATGGACAGACCAGGGCAGACGCAGCACATGAACATCGTACATCTCCACGGCGACAAGTATGAGCGAGAGATGTACGAGAACCTAGCTAACAACCAACAGAACCAAGAAGCGCTGCTTAAACTTTACTACGGCGTTCTTGGTAAACAACAAGGATGACCTATGTATAAGATTGATTTCCCCGACGTGGGCTACACCCCTGACAACCTACGCCGTCTTATTGAAGCGGCAGGTTTAACCCAACAGCAGGCAGCGGATGCCGCTAAGGTATCACGGCGTACCATACAAGCATGGCTGGCAGACCTTGACTGCCCCACGCGGACAGATATGCCACACAGGAAGTGGGAGGAGCTGAAAGATTATTTGCTCAACCCTATTGACAAACGAGAGTAATCAGCGTATGATACTCAGTAAATAACGTAGGAGACCAACATGAGTACCCAAGACCTAACCCCATACAACGAAGCACAACTAGCAGAGTGGTATATCAACAACCGCAACTGGTTGAGCGACCGCAAGAAAGAGTACGAAGCGAGTATCGCCGAGGTTGAGGAGTTGCAAGACGCATTGGAAGTAGAGATGCAGAAGCGGCTCAACGCATCAGGCGCTACCAGCTTCCGAACCACAGGCGGAACGATTGTCCAATCAACGCGGGTGTCATACACCGCCGAGGACAGAGCAGCTTTCGGACGGTATATCGTAGAGAGTGGTAACTATGAAGCGACCACACTCAAACCGACCAAAGAATTTGTGGAGGATTATGCCCGAGAACACAATGGGCAACTCCCCGCAGGTGTTGCCAGCCACGCGCAGGCAGTAATTTCAGTAAAGAAACCAACCACTAAATAAGGAACACAGAAATGAGTAACCAAGTTATTCCTATCGCACAAGGCGGTGTCGCCCCTCTCGCTACGCTCGGCGCGATGCCAGCGTTCATGCAACAAGCGGCTGCCCAATCATCAATGGGCGCATTCGGCGACGGCTTCTCAGGCGGTCGTCGGGTACAGCTTAAAGGCGGGCAGATTAACTTCCTCGCTGAGGATAGCAAACCAATGGGCGCGGTGCAAGACGCTAACGGAACAGTAGTATTCCCCCAATATGTGAACAACGCGCGCATCATCATCGTTGGTATCGCACCGCACGATAACACCACATACCGCACATACTATGCCATTCAATATAAAGAGGGCGAGAGTCTACCACCTGATTGTTGGTCTGCTGATGGTGTGCACCCAAGTCCTAAATCATTCGCACCTCAGTCGCATGATTGTGCAAGCTGCCCTAAAAACGTAACGGGTACTTCCTCAACAGGTAAGGGTAAAGCCTGCGGCAGCCGTAAGAAATTAGCGGTGGTATTTGCCGATGACCCAGCGATGCGCGTATTCAGTATGGACTTATCGGGCACAGCCTTGTTCGGTAAATCAGCCCGCGAAGCAGAGGGCTATTTCACACTTTCTGAATATGCCAAACGTTTGAAACAAGGCGGCGCAATTTGGGAGGGCGTGGTTACTGAGGTTTGTTTCTCCGAGGGCGCTAATATCGGTGTGCGCTTCCGCGCGATTGGTTACGCTACGCAAGACCAGTTCACACGCATCATGGCAATGAAGTCCGAAGCCGATACTATCAAGGCGTTGGAAGTAGACTTCCCTGAACGCAAACTGGATGATGGTAACGCCCCTACTGCTGCGACATATCAAGCCCCTAACGCTATCGCTACGGACTACAAAGCATCCATGCTTACCAACCCAGCGTTCCAAACCACCCTCGCCCATCTCCGTGATTGGGCGAACCATCCAAGCGTAACTCCCGAAATGGTACGCGCCGAAGCTGCTAAATACAATGTAACTCTTTAATTGAAAAGGAAACTAATTATGCTACCCGAATTAAACGCAATGCAATTCAACTTCGCCAACATCAAAATGGAGCTTCAATTCTCCGCTGATGGCAAAGCAACAATGGTCTTTACCCCAGTTGTTGAGACCGAACTCGTAGCTGTCAAGTCGCATGAG